CGAGTGGACGATGCCGCGCACATATTCCTTGGCACCGTGGTTCACCGTGTCATGGTGGGCAAACTCTTTGCCGGTAATGGTGTAGAGGCGGCTTTCGTCGGTGTAGAGGATCGACTTGCGCGAGGCATTGCGGACCAGAGCATCGCGGATGCTTTCCTTGGTTGCCTGTGGCACGTGGAACGAACGGACAGAGCCGCCGCGCTCCACCAGAGCGAACACGGCGCGCTTGCCAGCAGGTCCGCGCTTCTTGCCCTTTGACTTGAACGGTGTGCCATCGGTGCGGGTCTTGGGCTGGCTGTCAGATTTGCCGAAGTAAGTTTCATCGGCTTCCACGGTCTTGCCTTCGCCACCAAGCGGGCCATCGGTCTTTACGTCAGCCTTCATGGCCTCGCGAATGCGGTGCTCCATGAACCAAGCGGTCTTGTAGGTAACCCCAAGCATACGGTGCATCTGGTGGGCAGACATGCCCTTCTTGGATGCGGCCATGAGGTGGGTAGCGGCAACCCACTTGTGCAGAGGGATATGCGAGCGCTCAAACACCGTGCCAACGGTCACAGAGAAGGGCTTGCGGCATTCCTTGCACTTATAGACGCCGGGGCGAGTGGACTTACCAGCGAGCTTAGTGATCCGAGCCGCATCTACGTTGCCACAGTGAGGGCAAACCTGGCCGTGCGGCCACTGGATAGATTCCAGGTGTTCGCGGGCAGCGTCGGCGTTCTGGTAGATGGGGTTCGACAGGTCAAGCATCGGTGTAACTCCTTGTAGGCATTTATGCCTCATGGGGCTTGGTACGTCAAGTATATAATTACGCTTGCAAGTCCCGGCCACCCCATCGAGCGGGCAAGACACTCACCAGCGATCTTTGCACACAGTTCGCCCGCTCGTCCCTAGTTGGAAAGTGTGGTTGCGAGGATAGCCTCTCGCTCATGACTTTCCCCCAGACCACAGGCGAGCGCGGGTAGGCTCCGGGGCTTGTGGTCGAACGGGTTTCACATCGGCAGGAGGCTTTCATGTTCACCCTCATGGCCGACGAAGACGACGACGAACACGAAATCACAGAACCCCAGGAAGTCGCAGAACTGTTCGCCGCCATTGCTGCTGTCTGTATTGAAGCAATTGGACCAGAGCAGAGCAGGGTGCTTTTTGAGGCAGTCATAGAACAAGAGGGCAAGGCGCTCTCATAAGTTGAGGCAGGTAAGTGCATTGGAGCGCAGGGGACGGGCGCTCGCAGTGACTTCTTTGCACTGATACGGCTCCCCCGGCCCGCCTCATTCCCAAGCAATACCAGAGCCTCTAGGAACCAATAGGCGGCAAACCATAGGCAATGGCTGCACAGGCAAGGGCGATATATTTCGGGATTGGCTGGCCTTCCTCATAGCGTTGAGGCTGGTTTCTCCCAAGCCCTAGCGCTTCCGCCGCCTCTGTGCGGTTATAGCCAAGGCGCTTGCGCCATTCGATGAAATCAGTTGCGGTCATGGCTTCATGTTCCTGATTGGCCCTGAGGCCCAAAGCTCAACGGTTGCCATAAGGGTTCGCATTTCCCATGCGTTGTGGACCTCCGACAGCAGTTCCAATGCTCTGGCCTTGCCTATCACGGATCGCTTTAACAGACGGTAGACCGCACACACCCTGAGGTATTTGCGGTCTAGTCGTCCCTCGGAATAGAAGGCGTTCACGCTGCCGCCTTTGCCGCAACGTAAAGCGGGTGGTCGGGCATCAGGCGGATGCAGTCGGCTTCGAAGTAGTCTTCGCGCATATCGCTATTGTTCTCGATTGTGAGGGCTTCGCGGAACTCGGCGGGGAAAGCGCCCTTCTTGCAGCGGACCTTGATCAGCTCAGCAGGAACGCCAGCAACCCAGGGGCCAGCGTCGATGCGGATACCAGCGCGCTTGCCGTTGATGGTGAGGAATTTGCTGGAAAGCTTTGCGTTGGTCATTTCGATCTCCTTGTTTGTGAGATCAATATGCACCAATCAGTGCATCCCGTCAATAGGGTGAAACAAAGAAAATGCACCTATGTGTCTCGCGTCAATCCGGGTGGGAAGCCTGGAACAATGGAGAATGCAATGAGCGACGTTATCGACCTCGCAGCAGAGCGTAACCGTCGCGAAGGCCCAGACCCGGAACACATTCGCACCGATGACAACGGCGGCATTCTCTATGCCTTCTGCTTTTCCTATCGCATGGATGGGTCACAATACACGTTCAACCTGTTTGCCTATGACTTCGAGGATGCAGAGCGTCGGGCCAAAGCCATGCGCAACAGCGTTCAAGTCGATGGGCAGTTGATTTCAGTGGTGCCGGTGTAATGCCAGTTCTCTCTAACGCAAAGCACGAGCGCTTCGCCCAAGGGATAGCAAAGGGCCTTTCGGCAACAGAAGCGTATCTAAAAGCGGGCTACACGGTCGAAGAGAAGTCGGCAGCAGAAGCTGGTTCGCGCCTGTCAAGAAACATCAAGGTTCGGGATCGGATCACAGAATTGCAGGAACGAGCAGCAAAACAGGTTGGCGTGACGCTCGAAAGCCTGACCGAAGAGCTAGAGGCCGCGCGCCAACTCGCGATGAAGGACGACAAAGGCGCAAGCGCTGCTGTAGCCGCGTCAATGGGCAAGGCAAAGCTTCATGGCTTCCTTGTCGAGCGCTCTGAGAACGTGAACCACAATTACGAAATCAGCGATGAGCCTATGACCGAAGAGGATTGGGCAAAGGAACATGCCGCAGAACATTAGCGTCTGGCGTCCGCAGGCTGGGCCGCAAAAGGCGTTGGTAGATTGTCCGCTCCCAGAGGTTTTCTTTGGTGGAGCGCGAGGCGGCGGCAAGACAGATGGCGTTCTGGGCAAGTGGGCCATCAAGGAAAAGCGTTACGGATCTGCGTTCAATGCGATCATGTTCCGGCGCACCACGGTGTCGTCAGAGGACGCGATAGAGCGCAGTAAGCAGATATTCGGCCCTCTCGGCGGCAAGTTCAACGAGAGCAAGCTAATTTGGAAGATGCCTAACGGCGGCAAGGTCAGCTTTGCCTATCTCGACCGTGTTCAGGACGCGGAGCAATACCAGGGGCGCAACGTTACGGACGCATGGGTTGAAGAGGCTGGTCAATATCCAGACCCGGCTCCTGTGGATCGACTATTCGGTGTGCTGCGCTCGGCAAAGGGCGTTCCGGTCCAGTTGATCCTTACTGCTAATCCGGGCGGCGCTGGGCAGCAATGGTTGCGACAGCGTTACGGATTGGTGCCGTTCCCGGCCAGACCGCGCATGATGACGCGAACACTGGAAGATGGCTCGGAACACAGGTTCGCGGTCATCCCGTCGCGGATCACAGACAACAAGATCATGTTGCATGGTGACCCTGGCTATCTGACCCGCTTGCAGATGGTTGGCGGCAAGGCGTTGGTCAAAGCGTGGGTTGATGGCGACTGGTCAGCGATTGAAGGCGCGTTCTTCGATGAGTGGTCGGAAAAGCGCCATGTCATCCAGCCCTTTGAGCTGCCTTCTGACTGGGTGCGGTTCCGGTCTGGTGACTGGGGTAGCGCAAAGCCCTTTTCTATTGGCTGGTGGGCCATTGCTGGCGATGACACGCAGCACCCATTGCAGCCAGAGATCATTATCCCACGCGGGGCAATGGTTCGGTATCGCGAGTGGTACGGCTGCGTAAAGGGCAAGCCGAACACGGGTCTAAAGCTGGACGCTGATGCCGTCGCCAAGGGCATTGCAGAACGCGAGGCCAAGGACACGATTAAATACGGCGTACTTGATCCGGCAGCGTTCTCTTCGGACGGCGGCCCAAGCATTCGGGATCGCATGACGCCATACAAGGTCTATTGGAACCCGGCAGACAACAAACGAGTGGCTCAACGTGGCGCAATGGGCGGCTGGGACATGATGCGCCAGCGCCTCAAGGGCGACGAAGACGGCAGGCCAATGCTCTTTTGCTTCTCCACCTGTGTGGACAGCATCAGGACCATTCCGGTTCTCCAGCATGACGTTGCGAGGCCGGAAGACCTTGACAGCGACATGGAAGACCACGCGGCAGATGAGTGGCGCTATGCCTGCATGTCGCGCCCGTGGGTGCCTGCTAAGCCGGAAGACAACAAGCCGATCGATCGTTACCGGGCAAGGCTGCACGATAATTACGACGATACCGACAACTTTATGGTGGCGTAATGGCTGAGACAGACAAAGAGGGCCAGCTCCGCCAGTTCAAGGAGTGGTTTCGCGTCGATAAAGATCATTGCCGCAAGTGGCATCAGGAAGCGAAAGAGGATTTCGAGTTCCTGGCTGGCGAGCAATGGACCGAACAGGAGCGCAAGATCCTCAAGGAGCAATTGCGCCCGGTCATCACGTTCAACCGCACCCACCCGATCATTCAGTCCATCTCCGGGCAGGAAATCGCCAACCGGCAGGAAGTGAAGTACTTCCCTCGTGAGGAAGGTGACGCCAAGGCCAACGAGATACTGACCGAGGGCAGCAAGTGGTTCCGCGATCAGGCCGACGCTGACGATGAAGACAGTGATGCCTTTCTCGATGCTTTGACCTGTGGCGTTGGCGTGACGGAAACCACGCTCAACTTTGACATGGACGAGGCGGGGCTTCCTGACATGGATGCCGTCAACCCGCTTGAAGTTCTGTGGGATTGCAATGCCCGCAAGAAAAACTTTGTGGACCGGCGTCGTCAGTGGCGCGTTCGTCGCCTTCCTGCCTCTGTTGTGCTGGAAATGTTCGACGGCGTTGACCGTGCCGACATTGATGCGTCATGGGCCACGATGGACGACAAGGACGAACCCCAGGACAGAGAGCAGGCCCGGTTTTATGAGGGCAATGCTGGCGACCTGAACATCAAGGATGACGACCTCGTTACCCTTGTGCATCTGCAATACAAAAAGAAGGTGCCACAGTTCATTGTTGCGACCATGGAAGGCAAGTCGCCTCGCATGGACAAGGACAAGTTTCAGGCCTTCAAAGAACGCGCTGACATGATGGGCATTCCTTATGCCGTCCAGCGTGTGCAGGGCGAAGAGGTTCGCAACGTCTTTATCGGCGGCAAGGTATTGCAGGACACGAGGGCATTGTCGCCCAAGTGCTTTAGCTTCCAGTTCGTCACGGCCTACATGGATCGCGTCACCGGGCTTCCCTATGGCCTGATGCGGATTATGAAAGACCCGCAGCGCTGGTCCAACAAGTGGATGAGCCAAGCCCTGCATATCCTCAATGTCAGCGCCAAGGGCGGGCTGATGATCGAAGAGGATGCGACAGACAACATTCGGGATCTGGAGCGCAACTGGGCGCGACCCGACAAGATCGCCAAGTTCCTCCCCGGCGCAATTGCCAATGGCAAGGTGAAGGAAAAGCCTGTTGGGCAATTCCCGTCTTCGTTCTTCCAGATGATGCAGTTCGCCATCCAGTCAGTGCGAGACGTTACGGGCATTTCGGTTGAGCTGCTGGGAATGCGTGAGGCCAATCAAGCGGCGTCCCTTGAATTCCAGCGTCGTCAGGCAGGCATGATTATCATTGCCCCGCTATTCGACAACCTCAAGCGCTACCGCCGCGAGCAGGGCCGGTTGATGCTCTACATCATCCAGAACTACCTCAATGACGGGCGTCTGGTGCGGATCGTGGGCGACGGCGGTGCCAAGTATGTGCCAATGGCCATCGACGCGAGCCAGGAATACGACATTATCGTTGATGAGCAGGTCAACAGCGCCGATCAGAAGCTTGTGGTCTGGCAGTCCATCATGCCGATCCTCCCGGCATTGCCTCCGCAGGTCCAGCTTGCGCTGGTGGATTATGCACCACTGCCCACTTCGGTCATTGAAAAGATCAAGGAAGCGGCCAAGAGCATTGGCCCCGACCCCGAACAGCAAGCCATTGCCATGCAGACTGCGCTCAAGCAGCTCGGCAAGCTGGATGCTGAAATCAATGAGACCAATGCCGGTGCCGAACGGGATCGCGCAGAGGCCAACAAAACCACCATTGAGGCTGAAATCGCTGCTCTTACGCCCTTCGAGGCTGGCAGCATGAACCTTACGGTGTAGCGGGCGCGCTGAAACGCTAGGGCGCGCGACCCTTTCGCGCTTGGGTGACACCCCTCAATAGTCTGGAGGCCTTATGGCTGAGCTTGACACGGTGGAAACACCGGAAATCGACGTGGATGCAATGTCCGATGAGGAATTTGCCTCTTTCAAATCCGGCATGATGGAGGGTGAACAACCGACACCCGATGAGCCGGAACCACAAACCGAAGACAATGCCGTCGCAGAACCTCAAGGAGAGGCGCAGACGGCAGAAGACGATGATGATGATGATGATACAGACCAGTCCCAACGGTCTGAAACCGTCTCGTTCGACCGCTTTCACCGCACCAACGAACGGCGCAAGGCGGCTGAAAAGGAGCGCGACGAAGCCCGCGAGCGCGCAATCCGCATTGAAGAGCGTTTGCAGGCCCTTCTGGACGTTCAACAGCAGGCACAGCCCAAGCCAGAACAGCAGAAGAAGCCAGAAGACGACATTCCGGACGATAATGACCCGGTGGCCATCGTCAATTGGGCAAAAAAGGAGCTTCTTGCGCGCAAGCAGCGTGAGGAAGAAGAGGCCAAGCAGCGAGAAGCCCAGACCCGCGAGCAGCAGGAATGGGAGCGCGTCTATAATGACGTAAACAGCCGTTACACGGCGACCGCACAGTCGGACCCGACCATCGTTGAAGCGCATAACGCGCTGCGAAAGTCATTGGGTGAAGAGCTGACGGAAGTTTATGGATACTCGCAGCAGCAGGCCTTGCAAGAGCTACAGCGTATCGAGAACCAGCACATTGCTGTGGTCGCTCAGAATGGCTGGGACATTGGCGATTACATCAAGAAGCTGGCGCGGACACGCGGTTGGGCACCGAAGCCCGCCGAACCCACACCCGATCCGCAGAAGGAAATGAACGAAGTGGCCAAGCGCGAAGAAGCGCGGCAAGCCAGCATTTCTCTCGGCAAGACTGGCGGTGCTGCTGCCGAAATCGGCAAGATCACACCCCAGCAGCTCGCAGACATGAGCGATGAAGAATTCGCGGCCTACAAGGACAAGTACGGATCGGTTGTCCACGCTTTCCAGTAAGCCGTGCATAAGGACGGCGGTCCCTAAACGCTCCGGTTGGCCCTCGATATGGGCTGGATGGCTGGCCTTCCCAAGTGCCTGTTCGTCGCGGCGGCGACCTTAAACCACGCCAACCCCCTCGAAAATTCACCCATCATAGGAGCCTGTAAATGGCTACGACCAACTATGGCGTTAACGACGCCCTGGCGGTCAAAACATGGGCGCGAGACTTGGCTTACGAGGTCAAAAAGGGCCTCGAAATCGCTCCGCTCATTGGCACGACCCCGAATTCCATCATCCAGCTCAAGACCGAAAACAAGTCTGCTGGCGACAAGGTGACTGTCGGCCTGCGCACTCGTCTGCGTGGTGCTGGTGTGTCCGAAGGCACTACGCTTGAGGGCAATGAAGAGAGCCTGACCACCTATTCGGACAGCGTTCTCGTCAACGAACTGGCCCATGCCGTGCGCGTGGCCGGTGAAGACACCATCGACCAGCAGCGTGTGCTGTTCAACCTTCGTGAAGAAGGCAAGATGGCGCTGGCCGATTGGTATGCGGAACGCCTGTCTCTGTCGTTCTTCATCCAGGGTTGCGGCTACACCGCTTCGTCCATCACCTATCGCGGCGTTTCGACCAGCCTATCCACCCTCTACACCGGCCTTAACTCTGTGTCGGCTCCGACCAACCGCATTTATGCGACTGGCTCGACCGATCAGGCCGTTGGTGCGTCGTCTTCGTCCACGATGACCCTCGATATGGTCGTCAAGGCGAAGGAAAAAGCCCAGACCATGAACCCGAAGATCCGCCCTGTGCGTATCAACGGCGCGGACAAGTACGTCATGTACGTGCATCCGTATCAGGTCACTGACCTCAAGCTTGAAGCTCAGGCTTCCGGCTCGATTTCGTGGGCTGATATTCAGCTTGCGGCGCTCCAGGGCGGTCAGACTTCCGGCAACCCGATCTATACCGGTGCTATCGGTGAATATGACGGCGTGATCCTCCGTGAAAACGAAGACGTTACGACCGGCGTTCACTCCAGCAACGACACGGAAGAGGCCAACGTTCGTCGCGCTGTCCTGTTCGGCGCTCAGGCCATGCTGTTCGCCCAGTCGTCCCGCTTCTCGAAAAACTCGCCTTACAAGTGGGTTGAAGAAGAGTTCGACTATGGTCGCCAGCTCGGCATCAGCGCTCAGGGCATTCTTGGCATGAAGCGGGCCCAGTTCAACAGCGTCGATTTCGGCGCGGTTGTCGTGTCCACCTATGCTGCTGCTCACACCTAAGGAGATCTGACAATGGCAACCGGTACTCAGGGCACGACCGCCCGCGAATACAGCCAGCAGATGATCCACTATCTGCGCAAGAGCATGACCTATGACGGCGATCTGTCCGTTGATGTGGGAACGCTCCCGGCTGGTGCAGTGATTGTTCCGAACGCCTCTGGTGCTTTCGTGACCACTGCCTTCACCGCCTCTACGACCGTGCAGACGCTCGACATTGGCTATGCCGATGATGCGGACGAATACGCTTCGGCACTCGTTCTCACTTCTGCCGGCCAGATTGAGCTTGATGTGGAAACCGATCTCCTGGTTCCCGCAGACCGCACGATCACGGCGACCTTGACCGCAGGGTCCGGCCCCACGGCTGGCGCTCTTGAGGTCATCATCGCCTACATTCCCGACAATGACGGCTAATGAAGGCCTTTGAATACTACCTGCGGGCGCAGCCAAGAAAGGTTGTGCCCGCAGCCCCAATACAAGCCCCCAAACCGCGCGAAAAGGGCGTCTGCCGACATTGTGGGCAGAAGATCGGGCGCGGTGTGCATTTCCATGAGAAGGCTTGCAAGGAGCGCCGAGGATGACGACCCAAGCCGCCATGATTGCAGAGATTGAGGATGACAGCGAGCGCAGCGATACCGCCGCGATCCGCACCAAAATCCAGCAAGCTATTCGCTATTTCCAGCCGCGCCGGTTCTGGTTCAATGAAACCCGCTCGAACACGTTCAGCACGGTCATTGACCAGACTGATTACGACATTGCCACGGTTGGCGACTTCTACACCTTCGATGCGCTCTACTTGATTGAAGGCAACGGTGAAGTGAATGCCCTCAAGCGCCGTGACTATCGCTGGTCTGAAACGCTTGAGGGGAACGTTACCAGCAACCATCCCTATTCTTGGGCCTATGTGAACAAGACGGTGCGGCTCTATCCGCCGCCCGATGCTGTTTACACCATGCGTCCGACTGGTCACATCAAGGTTGCAGCCCCAGCGGACGACAATGAAACCGAAAACGCATGGATGATCTATGCTTACGACCTAATCATGTATCGGACCAGGGTATCGCTAGAGGCGAACCGCTGGATGGACCCGAACGCTGCACTGATGTTCAAGCAGATGGAGCAGCTAGAGTTTACCCGACTGATGGGCGAAGGCGGCAAACGCATTGGGACGGGTGAAACAATCCCGACGCAGTTCTGATGCAGTTCGCGTTCTCAGAGTTTGCACCCGATGCAGGAGAGCTTGCCCCAGGCGTTCTCATGCAGGCCCAAGGGGTGCAGCCCCAGCAAATCGGCTACGGCCCAGCATCGTCTCTCCAGACGCCCGCAAGCGCCACGGCCTTGCCCGATGATTGCCGGGGCATGGTGTCGCTGGTCCAGCGGGATGGCACTAACGTTGTGTTCGCCTTCACGGCCACGGATGCCTATGAGCTAAGCGCAACCTATGAGCTAGACGGCACACCAATCGGAACGGGGTTCAACTGCACCTCTGGCGATGACTGGTCGCTTACGGGCTTCGGCAACAAGCTGATGGCGTCCAACACCACGGACGGATTGCAGGCTTACGACATTGAAAGCCCAGCGGGGTTTTCGACTATTGCTGATGCAGGTGCGCCACGAGACATTTTCCGGTGTGCGAATACGCTGGTCGGGCTGGATTGCCTCGATGACAACAGCAACCGTGACAATCGGCTCATTCGGACATCGGCCATTGGCGATCAGACGCAGTGGAAAAAGCGCGGGGCGGACAAGCAGCCGCTTGATGATGGCGGGGCATTGATCGGGGGCATTGACCTCAAGAACAATGCGGCGCTGATCCTGCAATCTGATGCTGTGCGTATCATGCAGTTTGGCTCCGGGTCTGCTGGGGCGTTCTCGCTGCTCAAGGCGTTTGATGGGCGCGGGTCGGTTGGTCGGCGGTCGCTGATCGGTCTGGACGGCGTGGCCTATTGGTTCTCCACCGATGGCTTCAAGATGTTCTCGCAGGCCAACGGGCTTGTACATATCGGTGCAGGCAAGGTTGATCAGTGGTTCTTTGACCGTGTTGACCAGTCCAGATTGCAGGCGATCCAAGTCGGACTGGACCCACTCAACAAGCTGGTGGTCTGGCGCTACCCGTCGCTGCAAATCACCTCGGAAACCGTGTTTGACGACTGTATCGGGTATTCCTGGCAGTTTAACAAATGGTTCTACTGGTCCGAACAGACCACGTATCTGAGCCGCATTGCTACCCCAGGCTATACGCTGGATGGCATGGATGATTTCGGGCCGCTCGATAGCATCGACATTCCGCTCGATGATCGGTTCTGGCAGGGTGGTCAGCCGGTGTTTGCGGCTCTGGACGAAAACCGGAAATACGCGACTTTTTCGGGGCCAAGCTATGCAGCGGTTCTGGAAAGCGGTTTCAGCAACAGCCCTGTTACGGGTTTGATCGGCTGGGCAACACCAATCGACAATGCAGCCAGCGGAACCCTGCAACTCGGCGTCAAGGACAGCCTTGATGGCGCGGCAACGTGGAAGACCGGCGCGGCAAAGGTCAGTGCCGGGCGCGTTCCGTTGCGGGGCAGGGGCATGAACATCGCCTTCCGTCGCAATATCGATGCGGGCGACACCTGGTCCTATGCCAACGGGGTCAATCACGTTTCCGCAGCAACCGGGGGGCGCAAATGAGCTTTCAGGTCCTCAGCGATGCCGGTCTTCTCACGGAAAAGACCATTCTCACGGACAACACGGCAACCGATGTTTTAGACCTCGGCAAAGCGGTTCTGGTCGAAAGCATCACATGCGTTGAAGTTGGGGGGAACGCCCCGAACCTGACCATCGAAAGCTATGACGGCACGACGAGCTATTACCGGCGCAATGCCAAGGCGATGACGGCAAAAGAGGAAGTGACCATTCCCGGCTGGCGTCTCGACAATAACGAGGTGCTGCGCGTCACATCATCGGATGCCAATGGCGAAGTGCATGTGTTCGTGAACTACTTCAACCCCGACGCGACCCAGCGCGCAAGCTGATGCAAGTCACGTTGCTGGACACTGCTCGCATAGACCGCGAGTGGGAGGCCATAGAGGCGCGTTTGCAGCCTGCGTTGGCCCATGACCCGGAATTCAACCTTACAGCCCTCTGCGGGCGTCTGCTGGACGGTTCTTCGCTCATCTTCGAGGTTGGCGAGGGTGCTCAAGGTCTTTGGGTTGTCTCGATAAGCGATGATGACGGGCTGGTGGCCTGGACCACGGCCATAGCGGGACAGATCGAGGGCGGGCCGAAACAACGGCTTGCGGCCATGCGCCACGCGGTCGCGGCCTTGGAGACGACACTGAAACACGC